CCCAAAGCCCTTAAGGAACGCATCCGAAAGGCGGCGGCTCGTGAAAATCGCACCATGGCGAACTGGTCTGCGCATCACCTTGGACTGGTGATCGAGCAGATCGAGGCCGAGATGAAATCGAAGAAGTGAAATAGTGTTTTTGGCAAAAATGCTTTTTCGATTTTGGGCAACTTTTTGGTCGATGCGGCAGGATTGGGCAGTTTTTCCAAGGTTTTCCTGATAAAACCTAGGTTTTTTTCTCTAGGTAAATCATTCGTAATGAGCAGGTCGTCGGTTCAAATCCGACCAGCGGCTCCAGTTTTCTAGATGTTTCCTAGGTTTTCCAAGAACGCCTAGTTGCTAAAAGCCTACGATTGTTGCCAGTTTTAACATTTGATTAGGCAGATATTGGGCAGTAAATTGGAATCAATAAATGCCAAGACGACCATCCATCATCCCAAAAGAGACGCCGGAAGGGGTGCGCGTTTCAATTCCAGCCACTCTCTCAAATGATGGAAAGCGCCATCGGAAATTTTTCCGAACGATATCGGAGGCCAAAAAATTCGCCGCATCTCTGCGCAACCAATATGACTCCGGTTTTCGCAATAGAGCAATCAGCGCCAACCTCGCGGCAGACGCAGCGATTGCGGTCGAATTGCTCGCCCCGACCGGTCTTTCGCTGCTTGAGGCCGTAAGGGTGGTGGTCAAACAACTCTCGCAGACTGGCGGTTCGGAGACATTTGAGGAGAGGTACCACCGCGCAGTGGCCAATGGTAGTACTCGCTGGTCGAAACGCTACCGGCAGGACATGGATCGGCTCCTGCGGTGGCTGCCGAAGAAGTTCCTATCCCTCCCCTGCGGGACGATCGACCGCGCGGTTGTCGAGGCGGCGCTTGTGCAGGATCAGCCATTGGCTCGCTCGACGATCGATGCCAGGGCGACGCGGGTGCTAGCGGTTCTTCACTACCGCGAGCGTCACCGGAAAAGCACCGAGATCAAGATCCTCACCTTGGCGGAGGTCGAGGCGGTGCTCGGTCATTGCCAGTCGGTCGAGGAGCGCCGTGTGATGGCACTCTTGGCTTTTGCTGGCATCCGCCCGGATGCGGAGAGCGGAGAGATCGCGCGCCTCGACTGGGAGGCTGTGGGCGCGCAGGAAATCTACATCGCGCCAGCGACCTCGAAGACCGGTAGCGATCGGCACATTCCGCTGACGCCGAGGTTGCGGGCGGAGATCGATGGTCATCCTGCCGAGGGGCCGGTGCTACCTGCGGGGTGGCGGCGGTCATGGCAGCGGATACGGAAGGCGGCGGGCATCGCTGGCGAGCAGGACATTCTTCGGCATTCGTTTGCGAGTCACATGCTCGCGGCGACCAATGAAGAACGCACGAAATCAAGCCTCGGACACACCGCTGGAAGTTCGACGCTCTTCCGGCACTACCGGCGGGCGGTGACGCTGGCCGATGGGTTGGTTTATTTCGGGCTGTGCGATGATAAAAAGAAACGGATGAAAAGCGGGTGAAGCTGCATTCGATCGCGCAGAATCTGAGTAATAGGTCAAGAACAGCTTGACCTGTGGTGCGGATTTCAAGCCTTTGAGTAAAGGTTGATGGTGGTGCCGTTGTGACGCATGGTTCGCTTTTTGAGCGCGCCGTTCTGCTCCATTCTCATGAGTTTTTGCCTCACGCCTGAAAGCGTGAGCTTGGGGTTTTTCTTCCGCGCCTCCAAGTAGGCGTCCTCCGCCGAAAATTCGTCTTCCCTTTGCGGCTCTTGGAGGATTTGGGAGAGCGCGAAATCGAGCGCTGAGATGTTTCCGATTTTCTTGGCCATGTTATTTCGCCGTGTAGACTCTGGGGTGGACGATCGGCAGTTCGCCCTTCTCGACCGATCGCCAGTCGAGAATCACAGCACTAGGCTGAGGGATTGCAGCCGGGACAACTTTGCGCCCGAAGCGGGTGATCCCCTGCCATGCGCCGGTCACGATCGACATCGAGTTGCCATCGCTCCACACGCCATGCCGATGCCTGTGCGCCCGGCAGATCACTTTGGGGATCGGTCTGCCCATGCGTGCCGCTTCGTGGATTTCCACGCCAAGATTGATAGAATGCTGTGCCGCCTCAAGGTAGGGCCGCGAGGTGGTGCCGATGTGGTGGGCGAAACTGCAAAGGCATCCGTTCACATCGAGGTCGAGGCGATCCCAAGCGTATTGGCCGGTCTGCGGATCGCGGGTGCCGCCTAGTGCCGAGCCGATGCGGATCTCGTCATTGCGGGTGTGGCATTCAGTGCCTTTCACGACATGCAGGCGGGCGGCTTTGTCTGCCAGCGGTGCAAGCACATCGAGCACGGCGGTGGTCTGGTCGCCGACATCGGCGCTCATCACTTGGAGGGTGCGATGGTGGATGCCTTCAACGAGGTCGCCATTCAGCACGAGCTCGAAATCGTCCTTGCCGATGGTCGTCTTTGCCCAGCCGAGCATGTCTTGCCAGCATGCCCAGAGCCATTCTTGGAATTTGTTCTGCCCGATCGGGAATCCTTCGTTGCAAACAAAGCCCTCGGGCCAAAGGCCGACGGTGCTGCCGATGTGGAGATCGGAAAGGAGGAGAATGACTTTGGACTTGGCTTTCATGATTCAAACAATCGGGCCGTCGCAGAGGATGTACTCGAAACCCTTTTGGTTCGCCTTCTTCATCTCGCTGCGGGTGAGCAGATAGAATGCATTCCATTGATCCGGCGGGATGGTCTGGCAGCCGAGCGAGCTGGTCGTGGTGTAGCCGCCGCGATGAATGTTGATGGCTATCCCCTGCTTGATGCCGTCCATGCCGTCGCGCATGACCGGCAGGGCTTCGCCTTTGGTGTTGGGTCTGAACGCAGGATAGCCACCGCCGGGGCGACTGATGCCGTGGTTGCCGGGTCGATACGGATGGACACCGGAGATGAGCGAGGCGATGCCTGGGCGGTGGCGGCTCGGGTCGGTGTTGGCATTGAAGGCGGCAAAGGTTTCGGGGCCGACCACAAAGATCGCATCGTCATAGATGCCGCGATCGTTTGTTCCCTTCGCGCCCATCGTGTCGCGGTAGTAACCACGGATGCCGACCACGAACATTGGCGGCAGCAGCTCGTCGGGGTAGGCGCGAACCCACACCTTCACGGCGGCTGCCATGACCGCAAACTGTTTGGCTCGCGGCTTGTTCATGGGTCAGTTATTTTTCGGCGATGATCTCCAGCACGCGAAGAGCGGCTGGAGCGTCGATGGTCGCATCTTTGCTCCCATCGGCGTTGACCCGTAGGGTGCAGGAGGTCATCACGGCGACGGCTGCCCAGATGAGAAGCGAGGCGATGAGCGCCCAGATGAGGCCGACTCGGTCGGAATTGGTTTCAGAGTTCATCGCGGTAGACTTGTTTTTCCGAGGTGTCGATGTAGCTGCGGGCGGTCGTCAGCGCGGTGCCGAGCAGGCCAAGCGCGAAGCCGATCACCTGCTTGGCGTCGGTGAAGTCGATCGTCGCGAGACCGGCAGATCCGGCGCTTACCACGGCGATGAGGACATAGAGGACGAGGCGGAGGGTGCTTTGTTCGGGTGTCATGTTTTTATCGGGTCAGGTGTTCTTTCACTTCACGGAGGATGTCAGAATTTTGGGCAATCACTTGGTGGTTTTGCGCCGTGATCTCGACGAGTTTTTTGAAGTTCGCATCGCGTTCGAGATCGCGTTGCTCGAACTTGGATTCAGATTTGTCGAGTCGAGCGACCAGCCAGCGCAAAGCGAACAAGGCGGCACCGAGCGCACCGAGTGGGCCGGTGAGGATCTGCATCCATTCGGGCATTTCGAGCGACTCAGCGGTGATCGATGCCAGCTTTCCGCCCGCCACGCCCGAGAGCATGACGGTCGCTGCGGAGAGGGTGTTGGAGGTGATGGTCATGCCCAGAAAATGTTAGGTGTGGATTCGTCTGTGGGGCGTTGCTCGCCGGAGGTGGAAGCCCAGTAGATAAACTGCTCGCCGCCTTCAGGAATCGGGATGCCGACGAGATCTCTGAACAGCACCCACCAGTCCGAGCCATTATGCTCACCGATGACATGCAGCGCGTACTCATGCGACGCGAGTGTGATTTGCTCGTTACCGTCCTCGTCGATTACAGCAAATCCGTTGGCTAGTCCGAACTGGACTGCGGTGGCGCGGTCGGGAAATTTCAGCAAATAGTCGGTGGTCATGTGGTTAATGTGACGAGCTTTGCGTTGGGCAGGCGTTTCTTGTAGTAGCGGATGGATGCGATGTGTCCGCTCAGATAAAATAATCCGGTAAAAAGGTAGCCGATTTTTATGTTGTTTAATCCTGTCGGCATCGTTCTTGTCGCTGTTTCGACAGCAGCACCATTTGCGCTAGAAGCAAAACTTGTCCCAGCGTAAGCTATTACCCTTTTCTGGATAGTGGATGCTGCACCAGTAACAACTGAAAGTGCTGTTGGGGTGTCTATATTAGCCCTGATAAGGCTTCTAAACCCGCCGTCAGCAACCCCATATACATGACGAATAAAGTTATTGGTCAGATCGTCGTCAATTTGAACAATACCCCTGTTATTACCAACCAAATTTGCAATACTCGCCTCACTTAACAGCGTTCCCTCACTCTGATTATAGAAGCTCGTAAAGTTAGCCCCCGTAATACTACACACATCCGCGCTACGCGCAAGGCTGCTGGTCGTCGTCGGGATGTAGGAGGTGGCGAAGGAGCCTGCTTCTACTTGACCACCATAACAATACATTCCGTTGACTCCGTTTCCTAAATATGAGCGGTTCGCCCAGTTACCGTCACGCGACAATCTAATATCAATATTTGAAGATAAAGATGCGGTAGCTGCTAGTGAAAATGAAACTCTCCACCATCCGTTGGAGTGACTCACTGATGAGGCTCCAACAGGTGTTCCAGTTGCCGTGCTGACCGCTCCAGTTGAAAGATTGACAGAAATAAATGTGGGAAAAAATCCTCCTCCAGTTAACCCTACAAAAGCGAAACTATTCTCTGCTGACTTGAGCCAGACAGATGCCGTGTAAGTCGTTCCAGACACAGGAGTGAAAGGACGAGTTGCGTTATGGTTAGCTAATAGACTATCTTCTACGAGCTTCCATGCATCTGCTGTCCCTTCTGGAGTCACTACTGATGATGACGCAACAGTAGTGTTTCCTAGCGTCCAAGTATTAAACGCGTTAGAACCAGTAATTGAATTAGTCCTGCTCTCCTCGATCAGTAACCCACGGCACACGCCAGCAGAGGTGTGGTCGAAGCGGGGGCCGCGATAGCCGATACGCCATGATGTGAATGTTCCGCTGCCACCGATGCTGGTCATGTTGCAAACCAGCGACTGCGTGGCTGCATCGTAACTGGTGACAGTTCCGACCATGAAGTTCGACCCATTCGATGCCTCGACGGCATCGCCAACGCGCCAGAGTTGATCTTGCCCGGCGGTCGCTGCCAGAGTGAATGTCCGGCTGCCTGTGCCGATCGTGTTCGAGGTGGTTGAGGTATCGACCCCGTGGATCAGACCATCGCTCCCGATGTAGGTTGCGCCACTTCCTCGCGTAAAGGTCGGTGTCGGGCCGACGCGAGCGGTCAGCGATTTGGTCGCCGCAAACGGCAGGTCGAGCGACAACTGGTCGTTGCTCGATAGGTTCGACCGCGATGTCTTGAGGATCATCATATCAGGTTGCCGCTCAGGTTGTAGACTCCGCTTGCGACGCGCATGAGCGAGGCCGGTGCGTGCTGGCCTGCGGTGGCGAGTAGATTTCCGAAGCTATTGATCGTTGCGCCGGAGCCAGCGACGAAGGTCACGCGGCCAGTGCCTGCTTGGATGATCATGCAGCTAAACCCAGCCGCGAGCGTCGATGGCACGGTGATCGTCACGGCGGATGATGCTGTGCAGCGCACCACGCGGTTGTTGTCGGTATCGGCGAGCGTGATCGATGTCGCTGCGTTGTCGGCGATCGTCAGCGAGGGCTCTGGGCCGGTGTTTCCGATGTCTCCTTTGTCACCTTTGTCACCGCGTGGGATCGCGAAGTTGAATACAGCGGCACCGCTTGTGCCTGTGTTCGTAATCGATGCGTTTGATCCCGCCGCTCCAGTGCTGACTGCGCCGAGCGAGATGGTGGCGGCGTTTCCTGTGTCGCCTTTGAGTCCTGTCTCCCCCTTGTCACCGCGCGGGATTGTGAAGGTGAGAGTCTGTGACGGCGCGTCACCACCGACACTTACGCTTGCGGTCGATCCCGCTTCGCCGGTGGTGACGCTAGCGATGGAGAGGGTGTTGGCTGGGCCAGTGTTTCCGACTTCACCTTTGTCGCCGCGTGGGATGGTGAAGTTGAAGGTTGCGGCACCTGCGGTGCCGGTATTGGTGATGGCTGCATTCGAGCCTGCTGCGCCGGTCGACACGGTGCCGAGCGATAGCGTCGCGGCATCGCCTTTGTCGCCTTTGACTCTGCCTAAGTTAATGGTGGCCATGGTGTGGGTGTGCGTGTGTTAATTAAGGTCGAGTATCAAATCCCCGGAGGTGTTGATCGAGAGGCTGGGCGGGATGTCGTCGTCGTAGTGGACGAGCAGGTCTGCATCGGAGAGGCTGAAAGTGTATCTGCCGGGGCCGCGTTGAAGGACGAGGTTGAGCGTCTGCTGTGGCGCCGAGCCGGTGATGGTCGCCGATGGTGCGTTGCCAGAAGTGACGCTGCCGATCGCGAGCGTGTTCGGTGGACCCGGCAGGCCTTGCTGAAGCTCGATCTCGGTGACGAGCTGGCCGCTTGGAGTTTGGACGATGTCGATTTCGTTGATGGGCATGGCTTGTCAGCGGGGGCTGTAAGGGGTGACGGTGCGATCGATTACGACCTTGATCGTTTGACTCCATTGGTCGCGGCTCTCGGGATTCGTGAAGCGGATGTCCATGACATGCGTGCCGGGCTTGAGATCGGCGGTGTCGAAGTCGATCGAGACTTTTCCCAGGACAATCGACGCGGCCATGTCGACCGGCGATGACTGACCATTGGGCATGATAGCGGCACCGACCAACCACGACGAATCGAGCGTGATCGCTGTGCCGTTTTGCTTGGCAGTCGCGAGCAAGGAAAGCCGCTCGCCTTGCGATAATGTGATGGTGCCGGGCATCAAGCCCGGCACCATGTCAAATTTGCCAGACGAACTGGCGACTATCCATCAATCGGCACTTAGTCGACGCCGACGATTGTAATTTGCAAAGCCCCAGCAGCGCTTGATGTGAATGTGTAGCTCGCCTCGTTAAGCCCTGGTGCAAAGAGATAGGAGCCATTTCCAAAGATGCTAAACAAGTCATCGCCGCTACCATCGACAACAAAGTTGGATTCGATTGTTTTGAACAACTGGGCGCTGATTGTCGTGAGTGTTGGGAGGGTGGTGCCTTCAAAGTCGCGGCCATCGCCATCATAGATGAGCACCCCACTCGAAAGAGTACCGGCAATCGTGTTTGCGGAAGAGGCAGCCGCAGTAATGCCAGTTGTTCCAGCGTTGATCGCGATGTTCAATGTGGCATCCGATGTTGTATAAAGCGGAACCGAAACGCCATCACTTTGCAGTATTTTGACTGGATTCCGGGTAAGAACTACCGATGTCCCCGTGCCGCTGACAGTAAACAAACCGGAAACAGCAGCATCATTGGCCAAGGCCGCGCGGAATTTTTCAGCGCAGACGGAAGCGGTGTCGCCACTAAGGAGCGGAACCGAAATCGTTTTGGGTGAACCGGTCATCCCCGCCGCAGTCACAACAAGATTAGCGTTGGATGATGCGGTTGCGGCCCCGGCTGCGGTTGCGGTTTCAACCTGCGGAGCACCAGCGACCCAAGTCGTAGAGCCAGCGGTCGAGCCTGTGAAGGGATTCAATGCAAGCACACCATTTGCTCCTGCGAAAAACGCTTGGAGCGTGAATGCTACATCAGCGGTTGGAAAGGACAGGGTTTCGTTATTCTGACCGATTTGAACTGACCCACTCGTGTTGGTCGAAGTTGGCGAGGCCTTGGAAGACAAGCCTACTGTGGCGCGTGCGTTGGTGATATTCATTGCAATGCTGGGTTTGTGTCAAAATCTCACCACTTGCCGATCGGGCATTTTTCCGAGGCCATTCGCAGCTTTGCCTGCGTCGAACATCCGCACTTGCGGCAGCGTCCGGTGCCTGCCATGCCGGCAGCGTCCCACAGGTCGCAGGCTTTGCAGGTATCCATGCGGCTGGCGAGCGTGTCGGTATCGGTGGTGGTGAAGCCAGATCGGGCAAATTTAGCAATCGATGAGCCGAGGTTTGCCATCATTTGCCCGGTGCTCAGTTCCGGGTTGAGACAGGCAGCACATTGCCCCGGCCACGGCTTGCCGCCATGCTTGCCGATCGCGCAGGTGTATTGCCCTCGGTCTGCGGCTCGGGACTGATGGGGGCAGATCATGAAATGGTAACCTCATTCCATGTTCCAGTTGGGTCATTTTGCGGGTAGTCTGGGTATTTTCCATCTCCATATCCATAACATGGGCCGCCACCTGAGGTTAGCGAGATAGCAGAAAAACTCCATCCAAGATCGCTGATTTCTAATTTAGCACCACCAGCACCGCACCCATCCGCAATGAATGGAGCATCCCAAGTGCAGTTATCAAAGCGAACCATGGTGACGGTATAGTTTTCGGTTTCGGATTTCGGCCAAGTCGCTGTATATTCATCCAAAAACAAATCTTTGATTCCGCCCGAAATCAAATGGTCTTTTTCGGTTCTTACTCCGTTGCGGTAAACCGCCCACTTTTCACCCTCAAGAAAAACGCCATTGGTTGTGTTGCCGTAACTCGTGCCGCTCTTAGACAGCGTAGTGCCAAAGAAATTGATTGAGTCAGGAAGGTTCGCTGAATCGGCAGTCCATTGGTCAAATGTCGGATTGCCATTCTCATCGTTTCCAACCTCAACTGGGTAAGCAGGATAAGCAAGACATGAGGAGCAGCATTCGCAACTAACCTTGGTTTCGCTGCCGACAACCGAAATGATCACCTTCTTGTTCCCCTGCTCGTCCTCGTTGTATTTGATCGTAGCCATAGATTAACAGGATTCCGTTCCGATCCATTGGATTTCACCGTCGATGCAGCCGAGCACATGCGTGCCGGATGTTGGGATTTCTGGAAGCTTCAATTTCCTTCCTTCATACATTCCTTCGGTTTTGTCCTCGATCCAACCCTCATTCGCATCCAATGCTGCATATGAGAAATTCCTCATCAAATCAAATGCAGAAATTCGGTATGGGTAACCTTTGCCATTTGGGCTTGGCGGATTTGTTACCTTTTCTTTGAAATCAATTGGAAGTTTCATTTTAACTAACTGAAATTTCTAATTCTTTAAATACTCCGAAATTTTGGCTATTGATTACTTTTATGACAGGACTTGCCCAAGGAAAACTGTATGAAATTCCTGATCCCCATCGCGTGTTGTAAAAATTAATTTTGCTGTAATATCTAGTCCTTAAATCACCATTCCAATCAATGTAATTTAGGCTTTTGTAATTAAATTCAATGTATGTGATAACTATTTCATAATTATTATCTGTGTTAATAAGATTAAACGGAACAAATAATTGATCATCTAAACCAAGATCTTCGACACTTAATGAGTCCCCATCTTTTATTGCAATAAATCCATTTATTATGTTTCGACTATAAAATAAGTTCGTTACATTGAACAGAATATCACCAATAGTCCCCCCGGACGCCATTTGTACCGTCCCAGTAAATACCTGCTTTCGTATGTTTTGCAAAGTATCCGCAGTTCTACCATAACCCGATGCAATCAATTCACTAAATCCATCACCCCTTCTGTTTTCTTGAACTTCCGGGTAAATATATAACCCATCAATTGCCGGTTCAAACCCACCGGGAAAATCTTCTTTAATTTTTAAATTAGCCCGATGTGTTGCAATGTTAGGTGTAGAGCATATAAATGTTTGATCAACGCGAATGAGGCCGCTTGGAAATGTTGAAACTGACCGACCACCTTGCGGGATCAATTCGCCTGCGTTTTTTTCATAAATGATTTGTGGCATTTGGTGATGTGGTGATTGTTAGTATCCGAGGGCTGACTGCGGGAGTTTGTTGCTGATGGCTTGAACGGTGTTCGCAATCGATTGCACCGCGCTTGCAAGTGACGCAATCGAATCCTTGCCTTGATCCTTCGGCGTGTCCTTTTTGCCTTCATTTCCCGGCTTCATTTCGTCGTTGCGTTTTTTTCCTTCATCGGCGGCTTTCTTTTCGGCTGCCTTCTTTTTCTCGTCCTCGCGCTTCTTCATGATCTCATCGCGGAGTTCTTTGTTGTTTTTGCGGAAGGTGTCGATGCCTTCGTCCTTGGCAATGTCTTTGACCGAGCGGTTGTCTTTGTCTTTGCCGACGCCGCGCATTTCTTGATCGCGCTCCTTGTTGGCGATTTTCTCGTTTTCTCGACGGGCTGCATCAAACTTTCCTTGATCGACTAGGTCGTCGATTTTCTCCTTCTTCTTCCCGCCCTTGTCGATGTCGTTCTCCTTCTCGGCCTTGTTGATGTCCTCGGTGATCTGCTGGGACATGGTGAGGGCTTCTTTGACTTTGGCTGCGGCTTGAGTCATTGCACCGGCGCCGTCTTCGAGATCGCCCTTGATGCCGGTCGTGTCGCTCTTAGCTCCACCGGTTGCTCCGGTGAGTTGCTCACGGAAGTTTTGCCCGGTCTTCTCGAGCTCGCCGAGCTTGTCTTTGACCCGTTGTGATGCTCCCTCGGCACCGAAAAAGTCGCGGGCTGAAAATTCAATATTGCCGGTGATCTTCTTCCATTCTTCGTCGATCCTGCCAGTGCCATCCTTGAGCTTTTGTCCGTACTCGTCGGAGACTGCGCCGAGGCCTTTGGACATGCGGTCAATCACGCTGCCGCTGGCGCTGTCGTAGGCATCCTTGAAGGTAAAGCTGCCGTCCTTGGTTGCAGCCGATAGGGCGGACCCGAGCTTGCCACGGATGAAGTCGACCGGGTTCTCCATCGCGTTCTTGAAGTCGTTCGCGAAGAAGTTGACGATCTTGTTGAAGGTGTTGCTGAAGAATGTGGCGATCGACTCGATGGCGCGCCCGAAAAACTCTTTGAAGTTGATGATGACCTGGCCGATGTTATCGACAAAGAACTTGAGGCCATCGGCAAAGCCTTTGATCAGCGCGCTGCCGAGTTGGCCGATGAGTAATTTCGGGAGGTCGGATGACCAAAATTCCTTGAGAAAGTTTGCGCCGTTGATGAGTGAGTTGATGTAAAGATTCCCCATCGTGGCGATGTGAGCATACAGCGCTGAGCCAAGCGCATCGACCGCCGTCATCGGTGCTTTGAATGCGCCGATCAGTAAGTCTGAAATCTTGATGATCTGCTGCCCGAGTTGAGCACCCCAGCTTGCAGCGTCCACGCCGACGAGCATGTTGGTGAACTTTTCGAGCGCAGGGGTTAGTTTTTCCGCAAGTCCTACGGCGAACTCAAGTGACTTGTTTTTGATGGCCGCGAAATTGTCGCCTATCGCGTCGAAGGCGGCGGCGCTGCGGTCCATGATGCCTGGCAAGCTGCCGAGCTGACCTTTGGCGCCGTTGATCTCAGACGAAAAGTTGGACAGCATCGGCAGCAACTGGCCGCCGGACTTGCCGAAAATCTCCATCGCTGTCGCGGCCCGAACCGTGGGATCTTGAATGCCAGCAATCTTGGTGGCAAAGACCTGCATTTGCTCAGTCGGCGTCTTGCCTTGCAAATCTTGCATCGAGATTCCAAGGCGAGCCATGACCTCTGCCTGCTTGCTCGATTCATCGCCCGCAGTGGTGATGAACTTCTGCAAGCGGTTGATGGTCGATCCGACCTTGTCGGCTCCGACGCCTGTGTTGTCGAATGCGCGCTCGAGCACCAGCAACTTGCCTGCGGTCTCGCCGGTGCGGCTGCTTAAATCATTGAGCCTGCCACCGAGCTCGAGAGCATCGCCGAAGCGATTGACCACCGCCCTCGCTGCATCCGTGGCAGCACCAATGACTTTCATGCCTGCGCCGATTGCAAGACCCGCTGCACCTCCGGCGATAGCCATTTTCTTGAATCCGCCATCGAAGCTGCCGCTGGCTTGCTGGGTGCTTTTTTCGAGATTGTTGAGACTGCCTTTGATTTTGACGATCGTCGATTCGACGCCATTGTCCTTTGCCCCGAATGTTACGGTCACATCACTCATTGCGCGTCTGCCACCTCCTTGGCGATTGATTTTTTGGCGGCAGATTCACCGCGCTTTGCTTCTTTGATTGCTCGTTGCATGGATTTGATCATCTTGTCCCGTGCGATGCGCATGGCGTCTTTTTCATCATTGGCACTCAGCAGTCGGCGAATCCACGGGGTGGTGTTAGTCATGACGAAATTGGGGTTGTCGATGTTTGCCCCGTTGTCATCGACATTCCAGTTGTTGCCACGCTGGCGTTTAGCGAAAGACGGAATGCCGCGTGCGCCGTCACCACTGAGGCCACCTATCCTGCGCGCGCATTCGGCCCAGCCGCTTTTGGTGTAGCCAATGCGCTTGATGACTTGCTGAATGTATGTAGAAAGACCGTTTTGGCTGATGTACTTTGCCCCGCGCGGCATGTATGTTCGACCCTTGTTGTCGCGATGCTTGATGTGCGTCTCCTTGTGTTGACTGTTTCCAGTGATTTGCTGGAGTTTGTCCTCGCTGGTGATCAGGCCGCAGTTGAACATGATCTTGGAGAGAATGTCGTATCTGTTATCCTTAGCGACTTTCAATAGGCGCTGTTTGATCTTGTCATCTTGAATAGCTCCGTGAATGTAGCTTTCAAAATCATCCTTAGCCTTGACCACCTTTTTCACATCTTTGGTGACGGTCTTTGAGACCTTAGCAAGCACATCTGGGCCTTTGCTGTTTTTGCTGGTCCAAGGTTGGGTTCGGTTAGCTAGTTCGACAGCACAAAGCCGAGCGTGAGCCCTTGTGATTTGAGCAAGACCTTTGCCAGTCAAAGCGCTGTACGCCTTGAGTATATCCTCAAGATTGGTGGCCTCGATGGTCATTGGCATGGCTTCAATTTGTCGAATGCTTCGTCTATTAAGGACAGCGCGTCAAAATCTGGCCGAGTGTTCACATAGACTCGTTCGATGCCTTTTGAGTTGAGGTCGGCGTCGATGAGCTGAAGGCCTGCGGAAAATGGCAGTTCTTCCATGATTTCTCGGAAGGCCCAGCCGGTCATGCCAGCGATGTGCTGGACATAGCTGGCAATCCAACTGGGCGAGGCTAGTTTTTTGAGCCGCTCGATCCTGTGCCGGTGCTCGGGTGCGCTGCGGTGGTCGTGGCTGCCATGTAGGTCTCGAGCGCCGCGTTCATCTCCAGGGCGATCGGCTCGAGTTGCGAGTGGTGTGAGATGTTCTCATCGATCCACTCGTCGACGGCATCGAGGAACTCGCGGGGGTCATTGACCACGCTGCGGATCGTCGCCTTGTCCTCGCAGTGCAGGTAGGCGTAGGCAGCAGTCTTCTGCATCATGTCGGAGAACTCACCATCGAAAACCTTGTTTCGTTGCAGCCACGACAGCGAAAGCGCTGTGACTGGTCGCATGGTGAATTTTGATACCTGCTTTGGGCCTTCGGTGAAGCCGATTTCGCGCAGGACTTCGTCGTCTTTTACTAGTTCGTTTTTTGTATTTTTTGGCATATTTTTTGGGGTGTGGTTCAGAGAAGGGCTGCGAACTTCTTCTTCGTCTCTTCCGAGGCGGTTTCGCGGATCGCGATGCGGCGGCCATTGCGCTCGATGACGACATCGCGCGGCGTGTTGCGGATCAGATCGATGAACTCGTCGCGGTTCTGAAGGACCGCGCGCATGTAGTTGATCGGGTGCTCGGGATCGCTCTCGGCGAAAAACTCGGCACGCTTGGTGAACTTCTGGAAAACATCGAAGGCGCTCTCTCCGTTGTGCGGGTGTGAAGCCTTGAACCAGAAGATGGTGGTCTCGTTGCCGTCGCTGCGGACTTGTCGCGTGACGGGTGCTTCATGCGGATCAAAGCCAAGGGTGGCGAGCGTCGCAGCGAGCTTGAGGTTGCTAGTGTGGAATAGTTCTGTGTGGTCCATAATCTGTAAAAAAAATTGGCTCCCATTAGCCGGGGAGCCGTCGGCGGGTAGAGGCGCGGGGCGCTTAGTCGTCCATCGATGCGCTGTACTGAGTGGCGCTAACCGAGATGGTCTTGAACTCCCCGGCGGTGGACTTCTCTTGGACCGAGTTGACGATCACGGTGCCGTCTGCGAGGCCGTACTTGTCGATATCGTTGGACAGCGTGAGGAGGTTGCCGACTTGCATCGAGGCGCTGCCGTTCAAGGTTCCTTCGAGGGTGATCTCGGCTTGCTTACCGGTGATGGCGACGGCGACAACTTCACCTTCCGCGTCGCGAAGCTCCGACTTGTTGGCGGTGACATTGCGCGAAAACGAGCTGAGCAAGATGCCAGTCTCGTTGGTGATGCCGAACTCCACGGAAGAGACGGACGATGCTTTGTAGATGGTGGCGGGCATAGGATTGTGGGGGTCTCCCACTGCCTGCGTGTCAAATCGCGTTGCGCGCTTAGCTCTCCACCATGCCAAGTGTGAGGTTCACTTGCGACATCCAGCGGTCATTGCTCTGCGACTCATTCCATGTGTTGATGGATGCGCCGGCGCAGTTGATGCCTTCGGGAAAAAAGCCTGCCATGGCCTCGGCGTCGTTGAGGGTGCCTCGCAGGCTCGCGACAAGGTTGCGGTGATCGGCGAGCGCATCGGCCATGACGGAGGGCGTGCTGACGATCAGCCGCACGGTGGCGATGTAGAGCGTGGGTGCCGGTGCGTTGATGTCCTCGCAGGCGACCATGATGAGCGGCGCATCGTTGGGGATTTCTTCGTCACTCTGGCCGCAATGAATGGCGATGCCTTCGAAGGCCTCGAGGTCGGCGAGCCAGTCGCGCACGGATTGCTCAATCAAAAGGTTCATAGGTTGGAAATTGAGCCAGGGTGAATCGTCACGACATGCTCGCCCGGCGTGCTGATGGCATCGCGGACCTCGGTGATGGTGTACTTGCGACCACCAAAGGTGAGTTGCTCGCCGCGTGTGGGTGCGGTGGTGAGGGTGGAACCGAGAAAACGCACGGTGTACTCACCGCCCTGGGCATTGCCGCCAAGCTCGAGCGAGAGCGATAGGCGCACGGTGGAAATCACCACCTTGATGTCGGTATTTCGGAAACGAACCGTGACGCCGTGTGCCTCGTTTTGTACTGCCGCCGATTTGAGGCGGAAGGCGTTGATCGCGGCAGGGGTCATTCTGAATGCGCGTGCATGTCAAAAGAAGAACTCCCCACCGACGCTTGGCCGATGGGGAGTTGAACGCTACCGATGAGAATCCGAACCTTAGGCGGACTTGATGATCGCCATGGTGCCGTCGGTGAGGCCTTTGGCTGCGCCGAACATAAGCTCGAGCGAAGCGTTGACCTGACGGTTGGCGGTCGAGCCCCAGACATTGTACTGCACCGAGAGACCGAGTTGGTCGAGGGTGACAACATCGCTGACTGCGAACTGAGCGCGCACTGCGTCGTCGATCGCGGGAGCGGCAGCGGCCATCACAAGGGCTTCTGGCGAGCAGCCGAAACCGATCATGTTGGTTTCACCACCGAACGAGCTGGCGTAGTGGACACCGTTGTCGAAGCCGTAAGCACCGGCGCCGAGGTTGATGGCGGTCGTGCTGGTCGGGATCAGCTGCGAGTAGATCGTCGGGGAAACGACGAGGCCTTTGCGGGCGCTCTTGCTGATCGCGGCCCAGACCTTTGGCAGATCGCCGGAGGTGGCGGTGATGCCGGTGGCAGCCTTGGTCACAGCAGCGGCACCGAAGTTGGCAACAGTCACCGGAGTGGTGGCGAGCGCCCAGATCTTATCGGCGAGTGCGTCGAGCGAGATTTGGATCAAGCGCTCAAGGCGGTGGCCGTTTGCCAACTCAGCCGCGGTGATCGCGAAAGGTTGGAAGATGTGGTCGAGAGTGACGGTGCCTTTGCCCACGGTGGCGCTGCCGCCGGGCTCAAAGTTGGTCGGGTTGACAACAGTCGCGCCGGTCGCGGAAACGATCGGGACTTGGATGGTGTCCTTGGCCTTCTTGGCATCCGACGAGAAGTCGGTGGCGAAAAGGTTAAGGGCGGCGAGACGGTTGCTGAGAACCGTCTGTGCTTGTTGCGCGATGGAATCGGCAACGAGGGAGGAGTCGAATGTGTTAGGCATTGCGGGGGTGTGTTTGGGGTTGGTTTCGTGGTTCTCTCCGGCTCACGCCTTCGAAAGGGATGCGCGGTGTTTCCAGATCGCGGCCTTGTGCGACTCGAAGAGCGCGGATGCGGCTTTGCGGTCGCCTGCCTCAACGGCGGCGAGGTACTCGGCGACTGGGTCGCTCACTTCTGGCGCGGAATTTTCGATCACCGGCACGACGCGTGCGGCGGCGAGGCCAAGCGAACGCTCGAGGCTCGCGAGTGCGCTGCGCTCTGCATCGAGCTCGGCTTTGACTGCGGTCAGATCGCTCTCGGCTTTTTCAGCGCGGGCGAGCACGGCGTTGTACTTGGCGAAGATCGCGTCGGCGTGTGGCACGGATGCGACCGGCACGGCAGGTGCAGGTGCTTCTTCTTCTTGAACTTCTTCTTCGCTGCCTTCGCTTTCGATGACTGCGTCTTCGGTGATGGCGACGGGTGCTTCTTCGGCAGCGGCAGGCTCGACGATGGCCTCATCGGCGGGGGCGATGACGACTTCCTCTTCGGAGGGTTTGACTTCTTGGTCCATATCCACGGACCGGGCTGTCAAATCGGATGGCGCGTTGCGGAACTTTCCGAGGCGCGAAAACTTGTTGGCGCTGGCAGCGAGCGCGAGTGAATCGGTGACTTCATCGACGAAGCCAGCGGCCTGCGCTTCTTCGGCAGAGAACCATGTCTCGGCATCCATCCACGCGGCGATCTGCTCTGGCTCTTGACCGCTCTTCGATGCGTAGGCGGCGATCATGCCTTCGCGGATCTTCTCGAGGAGTGCGGCTTGATCGCGCATCTCGTCGGCATCGCCCATCGCGACTCCCCACGGGTTGTGGATCATGTAGAATCCATTCGCCGCCATCTTCACCGGAGCACCGGCAAGGCTGATGACGGTGGCCATCGAGGCTGCTAGGCCTTCGATCTGGACGGTGACGCCGCCGGGGTGACGCTTGAGCGCATTGAAGATCGCGTTGCCATCGAACACTTCGCCGCCGGGGCTGTGGATCTTGAGGACGATCTCGTGATCGGCAGGGACGCGCTTGAGGTCGCCGATGAACTGCTTGGCGCTGACGCCGTAATAACCGATCTCATCAAAGATGGAGATTTCGGTTTGGCGAACTTCAGCGCGGGCAGATAGGGCATACCAGGTCTTCACGCCGCAGCGGGCGTGTCAAAATTTCAGACGGTGCCTTGGCTTGGGAAAACCTCGCCAACCTCGAGGCCGAGTTGATCGCACTTCGCTTTTCGGCGCAGGTAGGTTTGCAGGATGTCGTCCTCCTCGGCTTCGGCATCGAGGCCGTGGAGGTTGCAGTAGCGCTCCCACGACATGTAGCCCTTATCCATCAAGTCGCTGTACAGGCGGCCATCGCGTCCGTTGTCGACCGTGATTTTCTTCGGCGGGATGAACTCACACCTCCACCAATCGTCGCCGGGGTATGGTAGGCGACCGGCTTGGATTTCCTGATAGATCCAGAATTTCCAAAACGGACGGCAGAATTGGTCGACCAGCATTTGTTGCAGACGCTCGAGGAAGTTTTGCGCGACTTCGAGCAGACCGCGGAACTCGGTGCCGGATGCGCCGACAAAAATCATGAGCGCTTCGGGTGGCAGGCCGATGCCGCGCGCGACTTCTGAAATCACATAACGCACGAATGGTTCGAAGCTCTGGCCGGGATGTTCGTTTTTGAAACTCTGGATCGACTCGCCCGGCTTGAGCTTGGGGATCAAGGTGCCGTTATACAGGCGCTCGGTGCTGAGTTCTTCTCCTTCGCTGGTGGTGATTTTTGCGCCGAGGCCGATCTTGGCTGCTTCGTTGCTGGTGATCGAAAAGCCGATCTGCGCGCCTGCTTTGAATGCGCCCTTGGTGTAGGAGAGAATCTCCGAAAGGTCTTGCAGGTTGATCGCTGCGTTGTGCAGCCATGACGCGCCGCGTGGGTAGCCTGCCCGGCGGATGTGGCGAAAGTGGAGCATGTCCTGCGCTGGAACATCGGTGTACTTGCCATTCGCGCGGTCGGTAATAACGCGGTAGGATATGGGTGCGCCAAACTGATCAAGCAGCACGCCGTCGAATGAGCGGTCGGATGAGTCGGCGGTTGATCCGACTGCCTCGCCGCCGATGAAGCGGACGCGTGCGCCGCCGGTCTGGGTGGTGAGGAACTGCGCAAAGAAGTCACCATCGCAGGCGACTTGGCGGAGGATCAGCGATTGCGCGCCGTAGAAGTTGACCTGTGACGATGCGTCGAATGCCCATGCCTCAGCGCAGGCGCGATCCTCGAAAGCGCGCTCGGCAAGGCGGTTCCATTCGGCATTCGCGGTGCGGGCCTTCGGGACGATGCCGGTGCCGACGGCACGCTGGGCAAGGTGTTCGATGAGGTAGGCGGCGACGCCGACATTATTGTAAAGCCAGCGGGCTTTCTTGAGTAGCTCGAGGCGAGTCTGCGCGGGGAGCTCGCGGCGGGGTTCGACGGTGTTGAGGATGACGAGACCGCGGTTAATTGAATGCTCGGCTGCTTCAAAGGCAGCTGCCTTGGGCGTGGCGTTTTTCTTCGGGCGTCCGGCTCCGGCGCGCTTGCCGCCACGATTTGATTTTTTGATTTCGCTCACGATTGATTTCGGGGTGTCAAAATCAAAGCGGTGACGAGTAGCGCGAGCGGTCGATGATCGCGGCAAGCTGACGCTCGCGGCCTCCGTCGGTGAGTAGTTCTTCGATCGCTTGGAGTAGTAGCCACTTGGGGAAACTCACCTGCCCGGACGAGCTTGAGCCCTCGGTGCCGATGCTGGTGATGACGACTTCCTCGGTGGCGCTGGAAAAAACAGTGTCGGCCAAGGCCTCGAGCTCTTCGTTGGTCTTGGTCCGGCGGAGGTAGGACTTCACGCCGCTGATTTTCATGGATTCGCTCACGCCGACGGGCGGGTGTCAAAATGGCGGGCTTGGAGGTTAGTTGGAAAAAGAGATGATTTCTTCCGCCACATTTTCCATTTTTGGCGGAACTTTTGGAAAATGGGTTTGGACCTCCTTATTTCCACCCTTGTTTTCTAGGGTTTTGACCCCTCAAAAAAACTTCATCTTTCTTTGATTTCCCTGTTGACGGAATCAAAGTGCGGATTTAGTGTCTTCCCATGCAAGTCACCATCAGCGCCGAGGATCTGTTCTCAATCGTCGAGAGCATGAAGGCAGAGCTCAGCGCCCGTCCCGCGAAAGCGCCGGTCGTGTATCCTGCCGAGATCACCAAGCCGATGCTTGCCAGTCGCTGCGATGAACATGAGGAGTTGGCGTTTCCCGTGCTCGCCACGCCGAAGCTCGACGGCATCCGCTGCTTGAAGGTTGGCGGTCGCGCTCTGACCCGTTCATTCCTCCCTATTCCCAATCGCTTTGTGCGCGAATGGATCGAGGCCAATCTGCCTGATGGCGTGGACGGCGAGTTGATGCTGCGCGGCGGCACATTCAGCGAGACGACCAGCGCGATCGGTTCCAGCGATGGCGAGCCCGATTTCGTTTTCCATGTCTTCGACTATGTGCAGACCTCGACCGGCACGCCGTACAGCGAGCGCATCAAGGCGCTGGCGGCGCTTCCAGATTCCGATCGGGTCGTGAAGGTGCTGCCTGTGGAAGTCCAAGGCACCGACGATCTCGCTGCCTATGTACAGACCTGCTTGGCCGAAGGCTATGAGGGCGTGATGGTTCGCACGCCTGATTCACCTTACAAGTGCGGGCGCTCGACCGTGAAGCAAGGATACCTTCTCAAGATCAAGCGCTTTGAGGATGCCGAGGCGGTGGTGGTCTCCACTTACGAAGGCATGACCAACCAAAACGCGGCAGTCCAAGACGCCTTTGGAAATACCAAGCGCGGACTTTCCAAGGCTGGCATGGTCGGACGCGGCGAGCTCGGTGGCTTCGTGGTTCGTAACCTCTCGACCGGCGTGAAGTTCCGGTTGGCGTACAATCACAACGCAGGCGGCATTGACCGCGTGAACCTGTGGGAAAACCGCGACAGCCTTGTCGGCAAGATCGTGAAGTTCAGCCATCAACCGAGCGGGGCAAAACAAGCTCCACGTTTTCCGGTGTTCATCGGATTCCGCGAGACCTGGGATATGAGCGCATGAAATCTATGAAAAAGAAAGAAACCAGAGGCGGCGCTCGCGAAGGTGCAGGACGACCGGCAGGAAAAACGCGCGTGACGATCGCGCTGTCGATCTCGCATGAGGCGAACGCAAAGCTTCGCAGCGTGGCCAAAAAAAAATCCGCCAGCATTTCCAGCGTGGCGGATGAGTTGTTTCGGGACTTGTAAGCGCTGCTTACCAGTTCAAGCGTTTTTCAAAATGTGCCATGCGATGTGGCAGAGTTTGAGTGCGTCCATGAAGTGATCGTCTCGGACATCTTTCCAAACATAGACTTGGCCGCTCGGAGTCTTGCGCGGGACGAGCTTTTGCCCGCTCAGTCCGGCGATAAACTCGGTGGTGACTTTCTTCGGGATCTTGAGCTCGGGCTTTTGGTCCTTGATCCGGTCGATGAAAAGCTCGGTCTTGATCGCGTGGTCAACATAGGTGTAGAGCACGACGCCGGGAAAGTTGTCGATCGTAGTGCGGCTGATCCGCGTGCCGAAGGTGACATTCGCGCCTTTTGCCGGGTGGAAGAATCCGCCCGACTCTTGGCAGGTGGCATAGACGCGGAAGGTCGCAAAGCCGGAGTCGATCAGACCGCACTCGGGTTTCACGATACCGCCGCTCGGTGTAGCATAGGACCGCAGTGGTGGATCGCGGAGAAGGTCTTCGACTGATAGAGTGGTGCCGTAGTCGAGGACATAGGATGATCCATCGGCAGCGAAGGCGGTGGTGACCCAGTGCTGTTTCTCTTGCCCGACATCAGCGCAGGTGACGACATGTGCGGGTTCGTCGATCGGGCAGGTGCCGACTTCGTAGCTGCCGGCAAGGCCGAGGATCTTGGCATCGCCGATGCTGGTCTCGACCTGCTCCCACGGCAGGGCCATGGTGGAGTTCGTAAAATCTTGCAGGCCGTTGAGGGTTTCCGAGTCGCGGAGGAACTTGACCGCCAGCGCGCCGAAGGTGCAGGACCGCCATGGGGCGTAAAGTGAATTGAGGTGAAATGAGCGAAAGCCCTTTTGCGCGGATTCATTGGTGCATTGCCATTTCCCCTGCTGGAGCATTTCCATTTTCTGCCCGTCGTTGATCGAGCCTTTGCAGTGCTGGCATTCGTAGCGCGCGGATTCTTCGACCTGCGACATGTTCCACTTGCCGTCGGCCTTAGCCTCGCGGTCCCACTTCACTTGCTCCCAGAGTAGCTCGATGCGTTCCGCGCAATGCGGGCATGGCAGCATGAATTTTTCCTGCGTGCCTTTGAGGTATTCCTTCCAGATCGGTCCCTCGGGCGTGGTCGGTGTCGAGGTCTTGACGCGGAGGGCGCCGACGAAACTCTTCGTTCGGTTTTCGGCAAGGTGCAGCGCGCTGGTTTCCTTGTCGGTCTCGGTGGCGAACTTGTCGACCTCATCGAGCAAGAGCAGACCGGCGGGGCGGCTGGCAAGGTTGGCCGGTGAGTTGGACCCGACGAAGACAAGCGAGGATCGGCTGAAGTGTTGCTCGAGGGTTTTGAACCGGTGGCGATCGGCAGGCTTTTGAGCTGAGAGGGTGGCGCTGTCATCGAACAGCGGCATCCATCGCGTTTCGGAAAATGATCGGGCAAGGCCTTCTGTCGGCATGACCCACACCATCGGCTGCGGCTTGTTGCAAATCCGCCACGCGGTCCCTGCTTGGATCATGGTGGTCTTGCCGGTTTGCGTTCCAAAGACGAGCACGACATCCGTCACATCGATGTCACCGAAGCACTCGAGCGGCTCGCGCAGGTAAGGCGTCATCGAGACGGAAAAAGCGCCAGGCATTTGCGTCTGACGCTCGGAGAGAATCACTTCGTCACTGCACCAATCCACCACCGACCGGCGATCGATCGGCGCATAGATCGAGCGGATGTGCTCGCGCAGGGCTTCGGCGGCGGGAGTCATAGGGTTTTGCGAATGACTTCAGTCAGAGAATCACACCACTCGGAAAGCGCGGCCTCGATGGCCTTTTGCGGTTGGCCGAACAAGCGAGGCGCGAGGCTTTTCGGCATCACTTCCAACATTTGTTTGGCGGCCACATGCGGTCGACCGGCGATCTCCTTGGCCTCGTCGAAGTAGAGCAGAATCCCCTCCGCGCGTTGCCATTCCTTGAAGTCGCGTTCGGCTTTGTGGCGGTTGTTCCTGGCGGCGATGTAAATCGAGTTCGCCTTGCGAATGTCCTCGATCGATCCGCCGTTCCGTTTGCAGAGCACAAGCTCGTTGTAGCCGACCTTCTCCGCCAACCTCGCCCGGCGAAGCGACTGGCGCGGGGTGTTGTCATCGTCGTCAGGCTCGGGTGCGTCATGCGCTTGGGCTGTGACCGGCTGGGGCTTGGCGACCGGCGGCGGGGCGTCCATCACCTTTTTGTTCTTCCGGGGCTTTGGCTTCGCGTTCACCTCACGCCACGCCTGCGCCGCATCCACCGAAGTGGTCGGCATCCCCTTCTTCACGAGCCGCGAAACGAGACCTTTGTCGATCTCGAGGGCTTTGCTCAGTTCAGTGATCCCCATGGCGAAGTCAACAAAGGCTCAAAAGTCAACACTCAGACAACTGACGAGAGTGGCCCAACACCAAATGAGCGCTCGCGCGTAGGAGACTCCCTAAATTTTTTCGAACGATCGTTTTCATTTCCCGAGAAGTTCGCGGATGCGTTTCGCTTGTTGCTCCATCGGCTCGAGAAGATCCAACGCTCGTTTGAGTCGGTCGTCATCCCATGTCTCGACCTCGCCGCTCATCTTGCGCTGCCAGAGCACGAAGGACTGATGGACGCCTTCGATGGTGACGATCGCCCTCGACTTGTCGGCAGGGTTTAGCGGCTCGGGCTTCACCGGTTCGGGTAGGCCGAGGCCAAGCTCGAGCTGCACCTCGGTCTCTGCCACATAGTCGACGCCCCATCGATCGGAGGCGAACGAGCGGGACTGGCTGAGCCACTTGGCTGCGGACTTCTTGCAGACCAGTAGGCTGCGGTGGATCTCCTCCCATTGTGACTGGGTGGTGTCGGTTGGGATGCTCAGCTCCTTGAGGCCGAGCATGTTGGTGTCGATGATGTTCATTGGTTTCTACTTTGTGGATGTGAGCCGGGCGCGGGCTGCGGCCTTGGCTTTGGTAAATGGGTCGGTTGCTTTCGCTTTGTAGGTCTCGCGGGTTGAGTTCGCTTTGCGGTACTTGGTGCAGTCGAAGTTGGAATCATTGCCGCTCAGGATGTCACGGATGCCGACGACATAGTGTGAGATCAGCGCGCGTGTGACGCCAAGCTCTCGGGCGATCTCTGCCTGGGATTTCTTGCCGTTGAGCTGATCAAGGCCGGATGCCAGGGCGAGGGCGTGAATGGTGGCTGGGAGGTTGTTGGACTGAAGTAGCAAACCGATGACTCGAGCGAGGATGAGCGACTGGTTTCGGATGACAGCATCCTCCCGCATCTTGATGATCTTGCGGGCGGTGAATAGGCTGACGCCGAGGTCATCCGCGATGATCTCCTCCTCCGTGTCGATGAGGGCGGCCATGTCGGGCGTGTAGCTCGCTTGGTTGTCGTGCAGCATTCACATCCCATTTGTGGGGTTTGTTTGTAATCCGCAAAAGGTTTCATCCTAGGATTGCATTTTCTTCTTTTTGATAGGATCGAAGAACTCGGCGAGTTCCTCCCGGCTGATGGTTGGTCTCGATGAGACCGGCATCGGGATCGTGTTCGGCGGTGGGCGTGATGCCTCTTGTTTCTTCCTCCAAGCGGAGGCGTGAGTCCAAACATCGGATGGGTTTTCGAGAAACTTTGTCCGGCTTCGAGGTTGCCATGCTGGGACACCATTCGGGATCTTGGCGTAAAGGTAATCCTTCATCGTTTGCCATTGGGCCGCTGTTAGCTCAGAAAGGCACCGTGACGCCTCCGAAAGAAGTTTTTGCTCTGTGTATGCCAAAGGCAACTCCCAGCCGCTCCTGAGCGATCTGACGCGCTTTTCAAGATCGAGCATCGATTGGGCATTTGCGGTGGGCATGTTCTCGGCATAAAAATCCTCCGCGCTCTCGCTCGCTTCGCTTTGGGGGGTAGGGGGGAGTATTCCTTTCTCTTCCTTTCCTTTCCTTTCCGTTGAAGGGGGGCTTGAAGGGAGGGTTGAAGGGGGGCTTGAACTGTCCTGTTTTTCCTTGGATTTTGCAGCGTTTTCCGCGCGCTTCTTTCCTCCCCTCGCACCGCTCTCGCGCATCTTTTGAATCTCCTCCTGCTTCTCTGCCGGGTAGGCCCAGATGGTTAGATTCTCTCCGTCGAATGACCAGAGATCACATTGGTCGTCCACCTCGGGCTTGGTGACGCCGCAGGTTTGTTGCCAGCGGCGATCCTTCCAGCTTGCGCAGTCCGGTATCACTCCTCCGTTCTCCTGCTCGGCGCAGTAGATCATGAGGTTGAGCCATGTGGCACGCTGGACAGGATCGCAGCCGACATACTCCGGCGAACGAATCACTGATGTTTGTAGGTTCAGCCAGTTCATTGGGGGATCAGAATGGGATATCGTCTTCTTCGTCGTCGAATGAGTTGGTGACCGGTGCTTGGGGCGTCGGCTGCGGCTTGGGGTAGTCCCAGTCCATGATCTTGGCGTTGCCGAGGATCGGGCCTTTCTCCCCTGCTGCTTTGCGGTCGCGGGGTAGCTCTTGGGCGATGAATCCGTGGTATCCGTATTGGTCGGTTTCTCCCACGATCTTACCGGCTCTCAACTCATCCTCGTCGATTCTGAGTTTAAGCATGAGCGGCAGATACTTTTCTCCGTTCTTCCCGTGGTAAAAAGCGGTCTTGTCGATCTTGCTTAATTTAATGCTGATGCTGATGTCTTTTTTCATGTTGTTATGGGGTTGGGGTGAATGTTGAATGGTGAATGGCGGGACGATGTGGCCACATCTTTTCGGCGTCCAGGTTTCCAAGGTTGCGGGGTGACTTCGTGCTTCTCCACCATCCCCTCCCGACCTCGATGTGCTGGCGGCTGGAAAATCCTACCCAAACCAGTCATCCGTGTCGCGACGCCGCCGCCATTCACCAAAGGTTTTTAGTGCAGCGTCGGGATGTCGTCCTCGAAGTCGAAGTATTCGCTGATCTCCTGCATGATCGCATTGTGAACAGCGCCTTGGATCTGGATTTGATCTGGATCTTCGTCGTGCTTGTGGGCTCGGTGCCATCCGTATTTGATGCCGTTCTCGACGGCTTC